AAGGTGCTTTTGGACATTCCGTTATGGTAATTGATACCATTCATGGAAAGTTAAACCTTGTCAAAGAGCCATTGTTTAGAGGAATTGCATCTGGGTTTATGCTCATGGCTGACATGACACAGCTTGCTTATCGTCCATTAATTGGTAACGGTATCAATCGTGACACTCAAGTTATGACTAACGTACAGGCGGCTGATGAGGATTTAAGGAAAGATATGATCTTAACCGAAGCTGGTTTAGAGATTACTCTTCCTGAATCACACGCACTGTTCAACCTAGAAGGAGTCTAAGATGAAAACTGATACTCTTAATAGTTCAAGCGGTGCTTTTTTAGAACACTCTAATGTAAAGCCTAATCATTCTCAACCAATTATCGCATCAACAACTACATTTGATGCTTCTGATGTTGGCTCCGACCACGTCCTTAGCGTTGATTGTGTAATTACATTACCAGCTACTGCTGTTGGGATGGTTTACACTTGTATTGCAGGTGCTGATGACGTTGAGATTACTTTAAGTCCAAATGCCAGTGATAAGATTCTTGGCGGTTGTGGACTTGCGGCTCAATCTGACAACAAAGACCTTATTTATTCTAATGGTAAGAAAGGTGATTGTGTGCAGGTGACGGCTGATGGTACTCATGGTTGGTATGTTACATACTTGTCAAGTAAGGCAAATGTTTCTATAGAGTCTTAATCCGAATACATAAGGATAACAGTAATAGGTACTGTGAGGGCTGTCAAAAAAAGGCGGCCCTCGAAACCTAAGAGGATTGATTATGAAAAAATGTATACATTGTAATAAAGACAACAGAGGAGGATGGTTCTACTGCAAATCTTGTGGTAAACAGGCATCTGAAAGCAAGTTTACTACAAATCTATGGATGACATCTGATTTAGGAAAGAGAACAGATGTAGAGCTGTCAACTCAGTCTATGGGTGATAACATACAGAAGATGAGAAAAAATTTAGGTTATGCCAACTAAAAAGAAAAAGGATCCAAAGCTCGCAAGGGCTGGTGTGAGTGGCTATAACAAGCCAAAGCGTACTCCAAATCATCCAAAAAAATCACATGTGGTGGTTGCTAAAGTTGGTAGTAAAACAAAATTAATTAGGTTTGGACAGCAAGGCGTTAGGGGTGCTGGTAAAAATCCAAAGAGTAAAAAAGATAAAGCTAGACGTAAAAGTTATTACGCTAGACATAATGCACAAGACCCTAGACCTAGCAAATTATCAGCAAGGTACTGGAGTCACAAAGTTAAATGGTAAAAGGAGTCTAATATGCCAATGGGTAAAGGAACTTATGGGTCTAAACGTGGAAGGCCAAAGAAGTCAAAAATGAAATCAAAAGCACCTAAGAGTGTAAAGGGTGTTTCTATGGCTGGGTTGAATATGAGACAGGCTAATGCTATGAAAAAACATTCAAAGCATCACACTGCAAAGCACCTTAGAATGATGGCAAACGCTATGAAGAAAGGAAAAAGTTTTACTGAGTCTCATAAAATGGCTCAAAAGAAAGTTGGAAGGTAGTGGCAAGAACGGTTAGTTGGATGTGGGGTGGTAAAAAACACTACGGAACATTGATAAGAGAAACTAAAACCCATAAATTTGCCAGAACAAAAAACGGAAAGATTAAAAAGATTAAGAAGTAGTGCCTAGAAAATTTAAAAAAGTACCCAAGACTAAAAGAGGCGTTCCTAAGAAGTATGTAAGAGGTTCTAAGAATAAAAAGAAGACACAAGACGAGATATTAAGAACTAGAAAGATGTACAGAGAAGGTGCATTGACACCTGCGATGATGGATATGATTTCTAAGCAAAGGAGTAAAAGTGGCAAGAAAAAAAGCAGTAAAAAGAAAAGCAAAGCCAAAAAGAAAAGCAGGCGGTAGTAAGGCCGCTGTGATTGCTAAGTATTCCAAAAGCTCTGGAATATCTAAGGGTACACTATCTAAGGTTTACTCTAGGGGTTTGGGTGCATACTACTCTAGTGGTTCTAGGCCCGGAGTCAGTGCACATCAATGGGCCGCTGGCAGAGTAAGAAGTTTTGCTACTGGTAAAGGTGGTGCTAGAAAAGCAGATGCAGATTTAATTCGTGGTGGTAAAAAGAAAACAACAAAGAAAAAAACTGTAAGAAGAAGAAAGAAGAAATAGATGGCAACATTTCATGCACAAGTACAAGCATTAACAAGTTTAACTATAGATGATAGTAGTGCACCTACCAAAACAGAACTAAGTCAGTTTTTAACAGATGGTGCAAAGGAAGTGCTAAATTCTTTGCCTAGATCTAAGCAATCCCTGTTTACAACCTCAAATGATTTGAACGGTAGTAGTCCAAACTTCACAGTTCTTGGCTCAGAAATATTTAGTGTTACTAGAGATGATGGCACAATTAATCAACCTTGTAGAATAGTAAGACCAGAACTAAATGGAAGGATTAGAGATGCTGATGACATGATGGCGGCTACTGCTACAGACCCAGCATACTATATAACCAACAATATATTAAGTGTTGTACCAGAGCCTACTAACGCTCAAAACGCTCATGTACATACATTGAACTACCCTACGGTAACATTTGAAAATAGTGTTATTGCAAAGTTTCCGGATGATGCCGAATATCTTGTTTCTATTTACGGTGCAATAAAATCACTACAAAATTTAATGGCGAGCAAGTCAAGCAATGCAGATGTAACCACGGCATTAACAGCTATAAACACAGAACTGGATGAGACTCAGGCTATTTGTGATCTGGTCAATACTCAAGTAAATGCGGCGGTTACCCAACTAGGAGAGTCAGCAACTCAAGTTGATGCAAGTATTGATACGGCTTTAGCGGCTATAGCAACCGCATCAGGAAGAATTAATACTGCGGTGGCCTTAGCGAATGGAGAATTTGATTTAGCTGTAACGTCAGCAAACTCTTCTAATGAAGACCCTGAGTTAGCGGCTAGTCATGTTTCTGTGGGTAATGGATTTTTATCAGAGGCAAACGCATCAGCTAATGAAGCACAGGCTTATGCAAATGAAGTTAGTGCTAGGGTCTCACAGGTTAGTGGCTACAATCAAGTAGTAAGTGGTTATCTTAATTCAGCACAGGGATATGCAAATGAGATACAATCAAAAATTAATATAGCTCAGGCTTATGGCAATGAGGCTCAAGCAAGACTGGCGGCAGATGCAAGTGAGTATAGCAAATATGAGAAACAACAAGCTAAATTACAGGCAGACTACGACAAAGGAATACAGGCGTTGAGATAATGGCGATACAATCACTAACAGTAAAACAGATTATCAGCAGGGTTAGACAGGTTTTTCCTAACGCACCTGAAACATATATCATGTCTTTAATAAATGATGCATTGAATGAACTTGGTCAATACTCACAGAAGTCCATGTCTGCTAAAATAAACATAGAAGCTAATAAAACATTTTATGATTTGTCAGACAGTGCAACAGATTCTAGTAGCAATGCAATGGGTATTAATAAAGTTTATAGAGTAGATATAATGGATAACGATGGTGATTACATAAGGATACCTAGAGTTGTTGACGGTGAACCATTAATGTTTGATATGACATCTGAATCTGCAATAGAGGAGCCTTCATAATGGCAAGTGAAATAAAACATCCGGAAGATAAGGTACTGTATTTTATAAGAGGAGATCATTTAGGTCTCATAACAACATTTTCTTCTTCTGGCGAGTCTAGGACTGACAGAAAGGCATATCAGGCATTTGACCACTCAGTTACTGACGGTATGCTTCTTCATTATTACGGTAATCCAAATAAGGTCACTGCGATTACACAGACCCCAGACATAGACAATCTTTTTCATTCAGCCATTGTTGATTATGTAAAGAAGTGTTTGTATATGGATAGGGCTGGTACAGAATCAGATGCTAGTATGGCTCAAGTGTCTATGAACCTGATGATGCAACACGAAAGAAAATTTGACATGGCCGTAAAGAAATACGGCACCAAAAAGAGAAGTAAGACTGGAGGTACGAGAGCAGTAGTACCAGCAAGTTTTACTTAATATAATTGATTGATTATTTGTTTTGATATAAGGTAAGTTACAGAACATATAATTTAACTATATGGATGCTTTAAGCGGTGGTGGAGGAATATAGGATAGATTATGGCAAACCCAAATAAATTCACCGCTAAGGAAGTTCTAAACAAAGTACTTCTAGACTCTTCAGGAAACGCCGTCACGGCAAACTCAGTAACCTCACAAGAAGCACTAAATAGTGTTTTAGATACTACAAACAACAGATTAAATATGTCTCTAGCCGGAGGTACAATCTCTGGTGATGTAACTATATCTGGAGACTTAACTGTTCAAGGCGGTGGATCACTATCATTTGATGAGATAATAGAAGGTACACAAGTAATAGATGTCACTAGCACAGAAGCCTTGCTTGTACGCAAGAATAGTGATGGTGGTGATGTATTTATAGTAGATACGACTAATTCACGAGTTGGTATAGGTATGGCACCAGTAACTACTTTAGATGTGGCATCTCCTGTCAGTACAGACGTTACAGTATTTCCAACATTAAGATTAACAAATCAAACAGGCTCATCAGATTGGGATAATGGAGATATTAATGGTGCTTTTGAATTTTACACCAATGACACAAGTGGGAATGCTCCATACCCTTCAGCTTTTATAAAATCTATAAATGAGCAAGAAAATGGCACTTTACCAAGTGGTTCTTTGTCTTTTGGTACTGCTACTTATAATGCAGTTGGTGGTGCAACTGAACGTATGCGAATTGATAGCTTGGGCAATGTTGGTATTTTAAATAATAATCCTTCAGCACAAACTTCAGATGCTTATAATTTAGTTATTGGAGATGGTGCTAGTGGCGTAAATAGAGGAATGACTATATTGACAAGTGCTGGAAACAGCTCTGGTTTTATTTATTTTGCCGATGGTACTAGTGGCAGTTCAAGGAAAAGAGCTGGAGTATCATATAATCATACAAGTGATATTTTAACATTAAGAAGTGCTAGTGCAGATGTGCTTATCATAGACTCAAGTCAAAATGTTGGTATTGGAACAAGTTCCTTGTCAGATAAATTAGAGATAGCTGATGGGGCAGTAAATGGTTCAACATATATGAACCTTAATAATAATCACTCAGACCAGTTTTTATCATTAGGAATTAATGGAAATGTTGGTGAAATAGCAGTTGACAATGGAGATAGTTTAAGTTTTGGAACGTATACAAATAAGTCAACTAAAACTTTAACTACTGCACTTACATTAGACTCCAGCCAAAATGCTACTTTTTCTGGTAATATTAGAGTTGGTAGTGACCTAACAAGTGTTACGTCAGATACACACCTTGCAATAGGAGACAGTGGTGATACTCATTTTATATTAGGTGAAGATGCTAACAATCACGCCAGAATTACTTGGGATGCCTCTGAGGATGCTTTAGACTTTAATTTAAAAGATGGTGGCACTGGTACTATACCTTTAATACTTGACACCAACTCCAGAATCTCACTATCTAATAATGATAGTGGTGGTACAAGTGGTGCAGATGGTACAACTGGAAATACTTTATTTGGTGCATTCGCTGGTTTAGCCATAGTAGATGGTGGTGAAGATAACGCATTTTTTGGACACGCATCTGGAAATAAAAATACAACTGGAGAAAAAAATACTGGCTTTGGAACTTTTACTGGCTTCCACAACCTTACAGGAACTTTAAATACTTGGGTTGGCTATCAAGCTGGGTTTGGAGCAAGTGGACAAAGCAATAGTCAAAATACTGGGTTAGGATACAGAGCTGGGTTTTCAATTACTACAGGTGGAAATAATACTCTTCTTGGTAGACAAGCAGGTCTTTTAGTAGAAGATGGTGAAGATAACACTTTTGTAGGAATGAACTCTGGCTCAACTACTGTTTCTGGAACTAAAATGGTAGGTGTTGGAGTGGGTTCACTTCAATCGGGCAATATTACTACTGCCGCTACTGGTGCAGTAGCAATAGGTTATGAAAGTTTAAAAGCATTGACTACTGGAGCATATAATACATCAGTTGGATTTAAAACTTTAAATGCAGAAACTGCTGGAGGATATAACACAGCAATAGGTTATGAGGCACTTGAAAATCAAAATGGAGTTACTGGAACTGTTGCAAATACAGCACTGGGTTATTATGCTGGCAATGCTATAACAACAGGAATTAAGAATACAATGCTTGGGGCATACGCTGGTTATTTATCTTTATTGCCTGATAACTGTACCTTAGTTGGATATAATGCTGGTGGTAGTGGAGTAATGACTGCTAATGCTGATGGAACTACCGCAGTAGGTATGAACGCTTTAGCAAATTTAACTGCTGGGGCTGGAAATACGGCAATAGGATTTGAGGCTCTAAATGGTCATACAACTGGAGCAAGAAACACTGTAGTTGGATTTGAAGCAATGGATGATACTGGTGGAGCAACTGTTAAAGACTCTAATGATAATACATTTATGGGATACCACGCTGGTGGTGGAACTTGGACTACAGCAGTTTGTCAGTACAATGTAGGTATTGGAAATTTTTCATTGCGTGGTGCTATGAATGGTGCAAATAATAATACAGCAGTTGGATATGGCTCATTAGGTAATTTGACTGAAGGAGATTCAAACGTAGCAGTTGGAACAAATGCCTTAGAAAGTAACACTACAGCAAGATTCAACACATCAGTCGGGGCATCTGCTCTTCAGTATAATACTAATGGAGAACACAACGTAGCCATTGGATTATCTGCTGGAAGGTCTGATTCTTCTGATAGTAATGCAACTTCTCCAGACCAATGTGTTATAATAGGTTCAGGCTCTCAGTTCTCAAGCACCACACCAACTAATCAAATTGTAATTGGTTATAATGCAGATGGTATTGCAGATAATTC